AACATCACTATTGAGTCTGGCGGCACGCTACAAAACGCAAATGACACAGGGTCAATTGCAGAGTACTTTACGCAAACTGAGGCGATCACAGACAGCCTGCTCAGTAGTGACGGTCAAGCTGCAACGCTGGCAAGTTACTTGCTGTATCCAAACCCACGCCCACGTTTTACCAGCGTGTCAACGACATTTGCCAGCCTTACAGATGCCCAAAAAACGGCGTTAGCACCTATCGAGATTGGTCAAACCGTGTCGGTCACTAAGACGTTTGCATCCGGCACACCGTTAAGTGTCAATCAAGACCTGAGTGTTGAGGGCATAGACCACGTTATAGACATGAACACAGGCCACCGCATGACCTTGTGGACATCGCCAACCGTCATCCTTGACCAGTTTATTTTGGATGACATTACGTTTGGTGTGCTATCTACCAGTAACGCGCTCGGTTAGGATAAAGTGCAACTATGACTACGCCTTTCCCGTTTGTAGCAAACACGGTGCTGACCGCAGCACAATTAAACGCAGTTACCACGTTGCCAGTTAACGCACGCACCGCTAACTACACGCTAGTTGTAGGTGATGTCGGTTATCGAGTCCAAATGACTGCAGCAGGTGCAACAACGATTACAGTCAACACAGGCATTTTCAGCGCTGGTGACACTATTTGGATACAAAACATGGGCGCTGGCACTTGCACAATTACTGCCGGCACTGCAACAGTTAATACGGCATCATCTTTAGCGTTGGCACAATATGGAGGTGGCACGCTTGTTTTCCAAAGTGCTAGTGCTGCTACTTTTTTTAGCCAAGTGGCAGCAACCTATGGCACGGCTACAGGTGGCACAGCGTTACCAACACCGCCAGCAGGTTACGCAGGTTTATCTTTTACATCTGACGGCACATTAACTGTCACTAAAGCAGGTCTCTTTGATTTGTTCATGGTTGGCGGTGGTGCGGCGGGCGGTAATAATTCTGTTTCTAATCGCTACACAGGTGGCGGTGGCGCGGGTGGCGTTTTTACAGGCACAGTTTATTTAGCAGCAACAACATACGCAGTTGACATTGGCGCAGGTGGCGCGCGTGGTGCAACAGGTACAGGTTTTACAACTCGACTAGATAGTGGCTTAACAAGTGTTTCTGCAGTCGGCGGCGGTTTTGGCGCAGGCGCAGCAAGCGTCTATCAAACAGCTGGCGCGGGCGGATGCGGTGGTGGTGGCATGGGCGAGTCTGGTTACGAAACAGGTTTTGCAGGTTTGCAAGGTTTTGCAGGCGGAAACGGTGTTGCGACAGTTGGTCAGGCTGGCGGTGGCGGTGGCGGCGCTACGGCGGTTGGAGGCAATGCGTCTGGCACAGTTGCAGGAACACCCGGCACTGGCATTACGTCATCGTTTAGCGGTGTGTCAGCAACTTACGCTGCAGGCGGTACAGGTGGCGGCGCGTCAGGCGCGGGCCGCACTACGGCAGGGCCAGCCAATACAGGAAATGGTGGTGGTGGAAATGACGCAACTGCTAACAACAATGCTGGCGCAGGCGGTTCAGGTATTCTAATTTTGAGGTACAAAGTATGACAAACCACCAGTATTTTGCACAGATTGACGAAAACAACATTGTTGTTTTTGTATCGGTAGTGACCGCCGAATATATGGCAGAAAACCCAGACCGCTATCCCGGCACATGGGCAGAAACATTTTTTGACACGGCAGGAAAAACTTACGCAGGTATTGGCTACACCTACAACCCTGCAACAAAAGACTTTTCACAGCCAGTTTATGAAACGCCTGCTACTTAGTTTTATGCTTGCGCTTGTCCTGACCGCGTGCGAAACAACACGCACTAACGCGCCAATGAAAGTAAAAAACAGCGCGCTTACACGATGCTCAACTATTGCACAATGCGAAAGAGTAGCCAATGACTAAACAACCTGCAGAAATAGAACACTTACACGCGCGCATGATCGTCTTTGTTGGCTGCACAATCGCAGTCACCTTTGCACTTACCGTTATAGGTTTTGTTTACGGCCTGCTATTTGTGACACAGCCTTTAGAGCAATCACCAAATGACGCACAATTTATTGACCTGCTGTCAACGCTTACAGTGTTTATGACTGGCACGTTGTCTGGTCTAGTTGCCGCTAACGGATTAAAACGAAAACCTGCTGATGGCAATACTGCCAGCCAACCCTAAAGTCATCGGGTCTAAGCCGTACACAGGCAACAGTGACGGCGCAGCTGCAGGCCCACGTGCCGGCACAGATGAATGGATACGGCAAGCCATAAAGCATGGCAATGGCGCGTTTTGGAATAACGGCAGTTGGGGAATACGCGATATGCGCGGCTCAACCAACTTAAGTGTGCACGCCACTGGTCGAGCAGTTGACTTGTCTTACAGACCGTCAGAGAAACAGCCAACAGCCAACCGTAAAGGCACAATGGATTTTTTTAACATTGTCACGGCCAACGCAAACGAGTTAGGTCTTGAGTGCATCCTTGATTACTTGCTTAAGCCTTACGGTCGAGGCTGGCGGTGTGATCGTCAAGCGTGGAGCAAATACTCTAAGCCAACAATTCACGGTGCGCCAGGTGGCGATTGGTTACACATTGAGATAAACCCACAAATGGCAGACGCACCAAACCTTGTAAAACAAGCGTTTCAGAGGGTATTCACCGAATTGCCACAGTGATCCTCTAAGGTCAAATGACCGGCGATAGGAGATGCAATGGCAGACGCTAAAACATATATTTACGAGGTTTACACAACCGTCATGGACAGCAGCCAGATGGTGTTAGTGCAAATATTCCGTGACCCTGAAACAGACAAAGTGCTACACGCCCAAATTGCGTTTAAGGATGCGATTGGCGATAGTTGGCAGACCCCCTACCAATTGGAGAAAAAATGAGTTACTTAATAATCAAAATAGGTGCATGGGCAATTAGCGGTTTAGCAGCGTTTGTGTTGCTTTGGGATGCCAGCGCGCCACCAGCAGTAAAACTGCAACCGGGTGAACAGATCACCACAACCCTAAACAGTGTTGTGCCATCAACCATTGCGCTAACACCAATACCAACCACAACCACTACGGAAGCGCCTAAAGGCTGTGCACAGTATGTGGCTGACGCAATCACGGCAGGCTGGCCAGCAGACCAAGCACCAATGCTGGCGCGCGTAATGTTTCGTGAGTCACGATGCACACCAACCGCCTACAACGGCAAAGACATGGCAGGCGGCTCATACGGGCTAATGCAGATCAACGGCCAACACAAAGAGTGGCTAATCGAGCAAGGTTTCATAACCAGCCTTGACGATCTATTTGTGCCGTCAGTCAATCTCAGAGTCTCAGCACACCTCTACAGTATGGTGGGCTGGTCAGCGTGGGCAAGTACACATGGCTGATATTCCATATCCCGAAACTGGCCTAAGCCAAGAAACAAGAGAAACAATGTATCCCGAAACCTACAGCGACAAATACAACAAAGTATTTAAGACGTTCATAGATGACATCTTTAGACCAAACCACGTGCCAAAACCTGAACAGCCAGATCACAGCATTTTGCTAGACGAGCTGGTACTTATGTATGACGCACACATGACCATTGGCGGTGAACAAAACAGGTTTAACGCCTCAGTACTTAAAGCGGCCATAAATGTTATACGCGCCTTGTAAAGCGTGCGGTCTAACAATGCACGGCACTCGATACCGGCACAACCCTGAAAAAGTATTGTGGTTACACCCCAGCCTAAAAGCGTGTAGTAAGGTCAGACCAATATTCCCGACTAAGAGAAAGAACCCGACATGATTAAAACAGAAATAGTCATACCGTTGACTGCAGACGATGTACGCAAGATTTACGACATCGCCGCAACGTGTGACGCACAAATAAAGTTGCGTAAACAACGTGATGATTACACCGCATTTGATCACACCAACAGAGTTGGTTACGCAGGCGAATACGCGTTTGCCAAATGGCTTAAAGTGCCGTTTAAGTACAGGTCTTATGATCGACTCAGCACAGATGTGATGGGTTATCAAATTAAAACCACAGCCTTAAGCACTGGGTCTTTAATAAAAAAACTTACTAACCCTGCTGGCACATATGTGCTGGCAATTCTTAATGGCGATTATGAGTCAGTGACGTTAAAAGGATGGGCATTAAGTCAAGACATTGAGCAAGAGTGCTATTGGCGTAACGATGTACCTAAACCTGCATGGTTTATGCCTCAATCACAATTGTGGTCAATGGATGAGTTAACAGAAACAACAGAATTGGCGGCTCACAATGGCACATTTTGATTTAAGCCTTTACGAAACAGTTGCACAACGCTTAGTGCGTTGGTGGACAGAATACCCAGACGGCCGCATTATTACGTCAATACACCACTATGACGGCTCAACAATCATCATGCGCGCAGAGTGCTACAACAACGATGACAGGCTTATTGCCACAGGCTACGCAGAGGAGGTATTTGGCAACAGTCCAGTCAACAAAACCAGTTTCTTAGAAAACTGCGAAACCAGCGCAATTGGCCGTGCAATCAGTAACAGCCGCATAGGGCACACAGGCGAGCGCGCATCATCCACAGAAATGGAAAAAGTCAACCGCATCAACAGTGCGCCGGCTCGACCAGATACACACGGCAGCGCTACACCTAAACAGATTGGGTTTCTTAAGTCATTAGCGCGCGGTAAAGGCTGGGACGATTTGCAGCTGCTTGATTACATACACAAGTTGTTGCGCGTGGATGACGTGGTAGTTGAGACATTGACTGCTGGTCAATGCTCTGCCGTTATAGATGGGTTAAAGAAATGAGCCGCACAGTATGGCTGGCATTGGCTATGACAGTGCTATGCGCGGCGTTAATGGTTAGGTCTGATAACAAGTAAGGCTTACACAATCGGCTAGTAACCGGATACCTAAGCGAGTCGCATCGCGGTTGGATGATCTGCGGTAACGCAGTTAGACCAGCGCGCACAAAACCTGCTACACGAAAGGCAATGTGCTAAGCGTTGGGGCGACTCGTAAACATAATCGAGTGATGTGCAAGGTAATCGG